CAATCGAGCCAGCTAGCGTACCATCTTTGCGAATCTCAACAACATTACCATCGTCTGATAAACGATTAAATCCTGCACACTGAGAGGCACTTCTTGTTGCGGAGAAAAATCCATCAGCCTGTAACGTATGACCTGCTGTACCAATTGCGCTAGTTGTTTTGCCTACCAGCAATCGACCCGAATTATCAATACGCATACGCTCACTTGTAGAACTAGACGCACCTGTTTCAAAAATTAATCCGCCCTCAACGCCGCTACTAGCCGCACGGATACGACCACGCACATGCTTTGTTCCACTTTCTTGTTGCTCAAAAGCTAAGAAAACACTTGCCCCATCTGTGCTTGACGAAAGTTTTAAAGCATTGCCTGATGAGCCAATCTGGACTTCTAATGGTGTGTCAGGGTCAGTAAGCCCCACTCCTACGTTACCATCATCGGCTATCGTTACAGCCGTGGCATGAGAATTTACGCTTGATCCAGAACTGCCGCCATCGGCTGTCTGCAAAATGATTTTACCACCTGCACCTGTGCCTGTTCCTGCACCAGCCCTTATGGTTAAATCTGTCCCTGCTGTGTTTGTGCCAGACTTATCAAGTACATCGATAATTGTGGCTAATGTTGCCGCTACGTCACCGCTTTGGTCTAGCTGTAGCAATGGGATATTAGCGTCGTTATCCTCGTTGCGGATATATAGAATATTAGCACTGCTATCATACCAAAGCTGATTTGCGAACGTGGTGCTTGGTGCTGATGTTCCGCTATTAGTGGATGCAATCGCCGCCAACGCATTATTTAGGTCTGTCCTAAAACTCGGAAAACTCTGGTTTGCTATAGAATAATCATGGTTTGCCATTAGCTTACTACCTCTCCAAATCCTTTTGCTTGATAGTCAAATGTACGACTTACAGCACTTCCACTTGAGTTCTTAAAAATAACATTAAAACTAGTGGCTGATTTACTACTTATAACATAAAAATCGCCGCTTGCCATGTTTTGTGCTGTAATTGCTAAATTATCTAATTGCTTGAATGCAGGGCTAAACGTGACTGTTTTGCCACCTGCGTCTGTTCCTGATGCAATATCGTCACCATAGTCTACACGATCAGGCATGTCTACTGTGACTTGTAAGGCTGAAACTGTTGGTGTGCTGTTTGTGCTATCACTCTGCAATACTGCCCGAAACTTAAATGCTCTAGCACTATATTCCCCTACGACAAAATCTCTGAAATCGGTATAGCTTGGACTACCTGCTGGGTCTCCATCTGTTGTTGATACCTGTAGCTTTACATTAACATCGGCAGGGGCTGTATCGCCATCCCACAAACCAGATTTATCATCAATGTTGCCATCTTCGGAGTCTATATCATTAACATAATCAAGGCGGTCTGTTGTTAAGATTGCCGTGACCCTTGATGTAAATTTTGAACCCAAGTCTAGTGATGCATCTCCTGTTGCACCAACAAAACTATATGTGCCTTCGTTATCAACGCTTGAACTGCCCCCGTCAAATAGGCCAAGAGCATCATCAAAATTACCTGTGCCAGATAAGCCAGAGTCAAAATTTATGGTGGTGTCTAACTGCAATTTATTATCTACAACTACAACATCTGACTTTGTTCCATTGAATGTAGGGCTTTCTGTGATCGTGCTGACTAAGTTGCCAGTTTCAATAGAATTAATAATGCAAACGCTTATACTTGCATTCTGCGATTGCCGACCACCCTTATCAAATGCCTTTATTAGATATGTTCCTGTCTGCGCTGGCACGACAACTGTGTTAGCAGGGCGTGATACTTTTCTTGCGAATATCTGTGCTGTTTGAAAGCTTGCCCCTGTGGTGGCTGATGTGTGACGAATTTGATAGTGGGATAAATCAATGTCGGTTACTGGTGTCCATGCAAGATGCGCCTCTTTACCAATAATATTGACAGCAAAGTTTGACACATCTTGAGGCAGTGCCGTGCCGCCCGTAACCTGATGGTTTGTGGTTGTGAATGACGACACACCCCCTGCGGAGTTGATGGCTTTTGCCCTAACATTATAAGTCTCACCATCTAACGCATTTACAAACTCAAACTTAGTGTTGGATGATCTGCCAAGAAAAATAAAATCTGTTTCGGTATTGCGCTTTATAGACACCTCAAACTCCTGTGCCAAGAAATCAGAACTTGCGACATTAACAATTAAAACTGTTATGGGTGTTTCGTTTTGAAGCCTCAACTCGTCTGACACTGCAACCGATGGCGGTAAAATATCAAATGGTGTACGCAGGACTGTATTGTCTGCTGTAAAGTCTTGCTCCTCGGTTGATGCTGTAAAGTCAAAAACAGTGCTGACAATCTCCCTCATTGTTACATCAACACCAAGCGCTGGATTTTCACCGCCCTCAACTGATAAAGCCCAATTTGTAATTTCAAATACCTTGGAAGAAAAACCAAAGCGGTCAATTGTAATGTTGATGGTATCGCCAACATCATATTTAAATGCTGTTAATTTCATCCGTCCTGAAATTTGCAGTTGTTGCCTGTTCCGAAATAATGCGATTTTAGCAAGTCTTTGTGCAGTTGCATTTGAGTTTGTAAATGGTAAATCAAGTTCTCTAAATATGCGCTCGTTGCCATCCTCCGCCTCAAATGTAGCTGAAGTTATTGATGGGTAATCGGCAAGTTGCCAGTTTGTTGCCTCGCCCACCCATTGCCCTTTTACTGCATTAAAATTGTTACGGCGTGATGGCTTAGTATTTATCTGTATTTGCCCAATAAAATCATCATCGGTAAGCGTATCTGATGGGCTAATATATGCACCTGCCTTTACATGAAACTGTCCATTTGTGTAAGTGATCGTGCCACCCATAGCGGAAAGCAAATTTTTTATAATGTTTTCTGGAGTGTCTGAAGTAAGTACTACACCATTAGACGTATATCGTTTTTCTGTGCCTCCAGCTTTTAAATTTATATTTTCATCGCAAATATTTGCGGCTGTATTAAATGAGGCAGTATTTATTTCACTAGTCGAACAATTTAAACCAAACTCGGATGTTAGATAATCATATAAAACCAAAGCTGAGTTATCACTAAATGCTGTTGACCCAGTACGTGTATCTAATATTTTTTTGCCTTTGACTACTGCACTTATATTTGGAATGCCGTTAGGGAAAGCCTCGTTTGAATAGCCAAGCCTTGCATATATAGCGGGAATATTAGTTAACTTATGTGATGCAGTCCAAAGCCCGTTTGATGCACTTATCAATTCGTCAAAAGTTGCGTCTGAACTTGAGCCAAGTTTTGTTTGTATTCTTAAATGAGGGATGCCTTTTGTATTAGTCCCTGTGTATTGGTCGGGTGCTGTTGGGGCTTGCAAACCATCTGACCCCGCCGACCCAAGTGTTAATTCATCTTCATTTAAATAAATTTCATCAATTGATTGTATTTCATGCGTCCCAAGTGCGATAACAATTTGCAATATCTCTGACTTGCCCACTGTTTGCATATAAACAACAGGTCCAGATACCTTAACAGTGCCGTAGATTAATTTGCGGGGGGCGGCTGATTGTCGGAGCATCTGGTCACGACCACGCATACTAGTAGATGCAGACATCTTCATATCTGGCGCAAGTGCCATTCCAATAATACCAGTAGCGGCAGAAACAACAAATGCGGCCGCAAAAAATGCCAATCCGCCACTTAGTCCAGCAAATGTAAAAGCCGTAACAAATGATGAGGCAAAAATGTTTGCACCTAATGTTGTAACAGCCGCACTTATAAGAGCGGGAATTGCCTGTGGCATTACATTCTCCAAGCCCTAATTAATGAGGTAAGGGGAATATACTCAAGCCCATCCTTACCTATAAAAACTGCTTTTGCACCAATACATAAACCTACGGCTGGACCCTCGCATGTTTCTAACTCTACAATATCGCCTCGTTGCGCCATCGTTATTGGTATCGCCGTAAAATATTTATTAGCACCTTCGGTTATATTTTTACCATGCTTGAGTATCAATCGGTGTGCGTTGTGTTTGTTCCCAATATTTTCTAATACTTCTGGAAAATCTGTTTTGCCTGTAATGGTTAATTGAGCCTCTGCTACAAGTCCGACACAATTATTTTCTGCCCAATCAAAGGGCTGATTCCGCTTGCTTTGAACAAGTTCCTCAAGTCTATTTTCCCAACCTTCTTGCCGCATAGTAGTCCTTACATCGGTGCGTTTATATACATATCATAGACTGTGTTTCCGCTAGTTGTTGGCGGTGGCAAGCCTTGGTCTGCTTTGCCTGTTCCCCATGTTATTGTTTTATCCTGTAGATCATTAATAAATGAAAACCCTTTATCTGTTGAATCAATCAGTTTTTGGTCTTCATTTGTGTATCGCCTTATCTTTGCTTTTTGTAACGCAACAAGTCGATTTTCCGCCTTTACTTCAATGATTGCTGTTTCACCAGAGTCATTAATATTCATTGTATCCATAAAGCCTCGAAAAAGAATATATGGATTTGCTACAACAGACCCTGACGAGATCATCCCAAGATAAAGAGTTGCATTCCTGCCTTGATAGTTTTCTGATAATACCAAACTTATCAAAGATGAATTAAGTCCTGAAAGAGTAAATGTAACACCACTTGATGCAATATCCGCACTTTCGTCAACGGCTGACACCTGCGCTAAATCTCCAGCACCTGTAAAAGTCTCACTGCCAGAGCCTGCTTCAAATGATATGTCACCAACGCCTGTCCAAAGATTAGTAGTGCCACTTTCAAACTCAAGTTTTGCGGCAAAAAAGGGGTCAACTGTCGCCGCCGCAACTGCATTATTAAATGCTGTAGTTGATGAGCGTGTCATTAGAACGCCTCACTTGCGCTAAAGCTAAAACCATATGTTGATGCGGAATTAGCATCCCAACCTGAGATATCAGTATCTAATCTAAATATACCCTTCGGGTTGCTGTAAGTGATCGTTGCATCATCCCCAATGCTTCCTTTCAGTGCTGGCTCAATATCAAGATTTGCCGCACCTGACGAGCATGTAGCATTGTTTACAATGAGATGTAATGTTGTGCCAACTTGTATGTAATCACCCGCCTTGAATACGACTGTGCTGTCTGCATTCGTATATCCATCCGTTGCAATCGTGCTGACCCCTGCGGAGTACCCTCCACCATTGTTAATTGCAATTGTGCCTGCAACTGCGCCCTGTGGTGAAGTGGCATCTGGGTCGCCGAGGGAAAAAGTCCCGACCCGCCCTCTTAGTTTCAAAAAGAATGCTTGCCAGTCTGCGGCCTGCACTCTTTTCATTGGCGGTAAACTAAGGGTTGCTTGCCACATAGAAAATTTCTCATATGAAAAAGTTTGCTGTGTGCCTGTAAATGGGCTCTGGCTTATACCTGTGCGGCGCATCAACTGAAAACGAGACTGCGTGTAGTTTGGGCTGGTCGGATAACTGAGTGGATAAGAATACGTTGCCATTACAATACCTCCGCCAATCTGCCGCCCTTAGTCTTAGCTTGTGCGATTGCTGTCATTGTTGAGTTTTGGATAACAGGCAAGAAATTGACAAGTTCCGCTCTGACTGTTTGTGATACGCCAGTGCTGACATTAATATTTTGATTAACCACAACACCACTACCGCCGCCCAAAGCTGAACGTGTATTGTTTGAGTTTAAGACTGTTGAGGCGGTGTTCGGGATTATAATTTCTGGACCCCGCTCTCCAACAAGCGTTGGGACACCTCGCTGGACGGCTCCGCCAGAGGCACTCTGGTCTAACAAATTGCCTTGCTGTAGGCGGTTTGTACCCTGCAAATTAAATATGTTATTGATAAGCCTATTAACTATCTCTAATCTAATAAATTCTTTTATGATAGTGCTGACAAAACTTCTTGCAACATCTTTGAAATCTTCAAGTGCAAGTTTACCATTAAGCATTGACTCCGCAAGTGTCTCACTAAATCCTGCTGATAATCCTTCAAGCGAACTTAAAATTGATTGTTGTGTATTTTCTTGGTCTTGAAGCTGTTGCTCAAGAATTGCTAATGCCTCAACCTGTGCAACAATATTTGTGTTTGTAAGACCAAATTGCCTGCCAAGTTTCATGTTAGCTTCTGTAAATTTGAGGTCCGCCTCTGTTGCGCCGCCTAATTTTTCTTGTAGAAGAAATATTTCATTGGCTTGGTCTTTTATTATTTCATTTCTTTTTTGCGCGAGTGGGTCTGATGAAGTAACAGTCTCGCCCCCTTCTAAGGGTATGCCAGCAAATTTTATTCTTTCTCTTGCTTTTTTTATGCGACTTTCAAAATTTTGAACAAATTTATCAAATTCTTTTTCGGGAAATATAAAATTTAGACCCTCTGCTATTTCTCTATATACAGTAAGTATGCCTAATGCTAATTCATTGTTAAAAAATGCCAGCATAGATCTGCCAATTTTTACAAGACCGAGAAACACAGGCTGTAAAACCTTAGCTATAGTTTCGTAAAGTTTATCAAACTCACGCTTTAATCCTTTTGTTTCATTTGCCAAACTTCTTGCTGTTCTAATTGCATCGCCATTCGCATCTGCGGTTCCAGCTATTATAAGGTTCAAACGTGCCTGTGCTTTTTCTGCGGCGGTAACTTCATCAATACTTTTTGAAATCCCCATTCGAAAGAGTTCAGCCTTAAGGTCTGCCTCTTTAATAACAACACCAAACCTGTAAAGCACCTCATGGTTGCCGACTAAACCACTGCGAAAATTATTAAGCACATCGGTATCAGCCATATTATTAAAACTGGCGACATCAGATGCTAATTTTGTCAAATCAACTGATAAGCGTGCGGCATCACCTCTGGCAAAACCCAATGGAACAAGTAAATCTTGAACAGACGTTGCCATCTCAAGCAACATATGAGTTGATCGTCCAGCCGCCTCACCAAACTCATCTAATTCTGCACGGACTGTCGGTAGAAATCTTTTAAATACTGCTGAAGCTTTGGCTTCCATTTCTTCAATAGAACTACCAAATTTTGCAGTTGCTAATACACCTCTTGTTGCTAATACTGCCGCATACGCGACAACAAAGCCCTTTAAAGACTTGCCGATTTTGTCAAAGCCACGCTCAACGCTTTTTGTGGTTTTAGCAGTATTAGTTTCAAGCTGTTTCAGCTTGCGATTAACATCTTTAAGGTCTGCCTCTACCTTAACTAGTATTGTATCAACTGTTGTCATTAATCAGGATACCTCAACATCAAGTCTTCTAATTCATTTTGAGTTAATGGCTTTTCTTCTATGTTGTTCGCCTCGGTATACCCATCCAAGGCAATAAACAACTCCTGCAGACCCATATCCCAAAATTCTGATGGCGGTATCCCAATAACCCCTATGCCAGCCCCTATAAGGGTTTTCCACGGCAAGGCATCTACTGATTCACCGCCTCCTGCTTTCCCTCGTTTAATTCATCATCCCCTGTTAAAGTATTTGTAAGTATTTCACCAACAGCGGATAACGCATTTACATATCCAGCTTCCCAAACAATTTGTTTTACATCGGCATCACTCAAATCATTGCCGCCCCCTTTAAGGGCAGTTTGAAGAACTTGCAATAACTCTGTGAGTTGTAAATCACCAGTTGAAAGGCTTTGTGTAACTTTTATTAATGATCTCCCAAGGTTGCGCTCAAGAACCATAATAGAGTTAAGATTTAACTTTGTTTTGTAAGTTGAGTTATTTAACTCAATATCCAATTCACCACGAATTGTATTTGCCATGTGGCACTCCTATTTCTTACTTTTAAATTCCTCAAGTTTAACATCTGTAGTTTCACCACGCTCGGCAATATCGACAGTATAAAGGATATTATATTTTACCTTGCCGATTGTGATTATTGACACTGTAGATAAATCAACTGCCCCGCTAAGGTTGAGCATCATTTCTTTTGCATTAAACATTGCAGGGTGTTGATCATCCTTGACATCAACTGTTACGTCTACCCAACTCATTAGACTGTTGCAAACGTGATTGCACCAGATGATTCAAATGTAAAGCTATAAGTAACTTCACCATTGAACTCTCCAGCATATTCTAGGGACTGCAACATAAACGCACCAGTAAATGTTCCGAAATCTGGAACTAGAAACTGATAATTACTAAATGCCGCAACATCAAATTTACCTTTGAGTGTTGCCTCTGATGCGCTGTCTGTAAACACGCCTGAACCTGTTACTGTCAAACTATTAACACCAGCTTGAGCAAGCAATGTTCTTGCTCTTGCTGAGTCTTTGTTTGTAATGTCTACAGCCTCGTCATTCATTGCGAGTGCTGTGCTACGCATTCCGCCAATAGTTGTAAATACTTCTGGGGATGCCGCATTGCCAATTTTCATAAGTAAGGCTGAACCTTTTTGTGCCGCCATATCTATCTCCTAATCAAAAACCACTGCCCGAAATCGCATGACTCCATGCCGTGTAATACCATCTTGCTCTAACAAGGTTGTCTCAAACTCGTGTCTGATGTTGACCAAATTAGCACCTGATACTGTTATAGCAGTATTATGTAGCTGAGTATATATTTGTTGCATGATTTTTTTAATGTCTTGCAAACCTCGATACTGTGACCACACATGGATGGTTAGCGTATGTTCGTGGGCATCAACATCCTTTGTCCCGTTCTCTGTGGCGGTCTCCTCACCGATAACCACATAAGGATAAACTGTCTGCTCTGGTACGTCATCAAAGACACCAGTAATCGCATCACCATCGTAATCAACTAGGCTTGCACCATTGAGCTTAGAAAATATCGCTTGCTGTAGAGGCCAACTATGTAAACTCATGTTGCCCTCAACTCTCTAAACTTCTTGCGAATAAAGGCTCTGGCTCTCTCGGCAGATGGGAACATAAATGGTCGTGCCGCCATCTTGCTTGTTCCAAACTCAAGAAAGGATGAATACTTTGCTTTACTCTCAACAACCCCCGAAAGGCCATTGACTGCTATATTAACGAATATGTTTTGTGCAAGATTACCAGTATCTGTGGCTGGATACTCGCCTGCGGCAGACGCTGTGTGAGTTTTGCCACCTCTGCTATATTGACGACCTGTTCTGCCACCGCTTGCTATTTCTGTAACCGCTATTCTTTGTATTCTTAAACAGCCATCTTTTACTGCATTACGAGCCTGCGCCTCATACTGCTTGGTAACATTTTGAACCTTACTATTATGAGATACCTTAACCTTTACCCTGCTCATGTCGCAACACCTTCTTCACATAGTATGTCTAGAAAACGATTACGGGTATCACGATTGATAACTCTGCGAATATTAAATATACGGCTGTAGCTTGTTCCGCTATCTGCAAAGCTATACTTAATTCTATTCTTATATGTTACATCACGCCTAAATCGTATGGTTATCATATGAGTTATACGTTCTTCTATCTGGTCACCAAACAGCCTATCACCGCCAGACATAGGTTTGATAGAGGCATTTACTGTAGCAACATTAGAATACGAAAGGTTTGATGATCCGCCGCCATCAGCCGAGCCAGTTTGCGACTGTATTGTAACCTGATGACGCATAGCCCCAATCATGTTAATAACCTGATACGCTGTCGTTAAAGGCGTCTGTGCTGAAATTCAAAACCTTGTATGGGTCAAGAAGATATTTAATTGAATGAGGCAATGGGTTCTGTGGCTTGCCATAGGCATCACCGCGATTTTCATACATAAAGGTTATATGGCTTAACAGCCCTTGAATTATTGCCTCTGGGACATTTGACCTTGATGCTCCATAACCTGAGACATAAGTAATCTCTATTGCATTTGCTACCCTCAAGGCTGTAGGCCATGTCTCACCATTTCGTAGCACGATCCGCGCTGGTTCACGCTGATTGTCAACATAGTACTTCGATGATGCAAGCGTGGTTTCTGTATCAGCATCATCAAAAGTTTTTACATGGGTGACGCTAACGACTGGCGGTCTGGGAAGCTGTATATATCTGCGCCTAATAGCCATGTCAGGTCCGATGCGTGTACCCTCCCACAACGGCTGGTCAACCTCATCAACATAATCAATGCTAAGTTTTAGTGTGCGATTTAGAAGACTGCGCCCCAAGTAATTCTCAACATACAAACGTGAGGACTTAATCATATTGTTAATTACTGTAGTTTCTACGCCATCGTCTATATGGGCGTATTCACGCACATTATCAGCACTTATTGGCTCGCCTGAAACATCTGCAACGATTGTAAGACCCGCCATGCTTCACCTATTTCTTAGCTTTGGTTTTAGTTTCTTTCGGTGCAACAACCTTTGTCTCGGCGGCTAATCCAGCCTCAACGAGAGCCGATGCAATTTTTGCCTGCCAAGGCTGTCCAGTTTCAACAACATCACCGACCTCGTAATAACGGGTAACAGAACCATGTTCATCTGCGGCGGCTTGGCATCTATGTAGAATTTTTATAGTCATATTGAACTCCTAAGAAGTGCGGGGAAAAGGGAATAACCCCGCACCTCCAGAGGGATTACCTATGCATTATGTGGTGTAAATGCATTATCGCCTGTATGTCTTGCATGACCACGAACAACCATAGCACCGATAGGTGTGCCAGTTGAATGTGTGCCTGTCTTAGCAAGAACTACACGGACGTATCTTTTTCCGCCGACATAACCGACACGGAAAATACCGCCTGTTGAGTCAGGGTTGCCACCTGCTGTCCCGTCAAGCTTGAGAAAGATACCACCTGCGGCAATAGTGCCATCGATAATACCTGCCTGTGCAACATCAGTGAATGATGAGTTGTCATCGGACTCTTCCAATGAAACCTCAAAAAATACTGAGCCAGACAAAGTATCACCTTCAGCACCTACGTCAACAAGGATGGTTGCACTTTCATAGCCTTTAAGGTCAACACCTGTACCATTTGCGGCGGCTGAACGAACTGCGGCGGCAAGTGATACGGCTGGGTTTATGGAATTTGATAAATCGTACATATCTTACTCCTATGCGCTAATAGTTTGTGTGCGGATTGCTTCAGCAAGCACAACCTGACCACCGACACGCTTACGGGCGTAGTAACGAACATTACCACTTGTCGCTTGTGTGAATGGGTCACGAAGGACTGCCAAGCCTACACGATCAACAATCATGTATCCACGGCTAAAGTCACCAAATGCAACAGGCTTTGCGCTTGATGCAACGTCTGGCATATCTGGCATCTCAACATATGGATATCCAAGAATTGTGTTTGGAACGCCACCTGTAAGAAGCATACCAGCTTGGAATACATACTGACCTGCGGTGTCTTGCAACTTACGAATTGCCGCTAGTGTTGTGCGGTTAAACACAAATGTAGCATTATTCGTATAGTCAGACTTAATTGCGTGTACAAGGTCAAGCAATCCATTGGCTGTCAATACTGTACCAGAGCCTGAGTTAGTTGTTGCAACATCAGCATTAATGGTAATGCCTTCTGGTGCTCCAACGCCCGTGCCTGTCACAAACTTTGTACCTTCAGCTTTTGCGAACTGTGTAGCGAACTCTTGTTGCATCTCTGCTTCAAGATTAAAAACACTGTCCTCAAGGAGTTGCTCGGAAATATCAACAAGGGCATACATCTCGTGTGTAGGAATTTCTTCCTGCTGAGTTGTGTATCCTGTTGTTTCAGAACGTGTGCCTTGCTCTGCTGTAAATACGGCTGAGAAAGTAGCTGTGCGTGATGGCATCTGGACTGACTTCTGTGTGGTTGGACGCACTCTTGCGATTGAACGCATTGGTGAAATCTCGGTTACAGTTTTAATCAGTTCATTTACATACTCGCTTGGTGCAAGAAAGCCTGCGGCGGTATTGTCGCCGACTGTTAGGGATTTCTTTTCCTCTGAAGTAAGTTCGCTGTCGCCTTTACGAAGATACTGGTCAAACGCCTTGACTGCCATATCGACACTTGCGGTTTCAATGGCGGCATCAGGACGCTTCAGCATTGTTTCAAAGCGTGTGAGTTTTTCATCCATCTGCTTGTACTCGGCTTCTTGCTGAGTTAGCTTCTGATTGAAATCTTCAAGTCTATCAAGGTCGCCCTCAATATTCTCAAGTTTTGTTTCGGTCAAAGGGTCTGCTTGGCCTTTTGATTCAACTTCAGACAAACGAGTTTCCATCGTTGACTTAAATTCCTCAAAAGTCCGCCCCATTTCCTCAACATAGTTTTTGACTTCATCTGTCATTTTACTATCCTTTCAGGGTTTTGGTAATTTGCTGTATAGCGGTTATTAAGTCAGCTTGTGCCTCGTCATCCCGACAAGTCAAAGCATCAGACACGGCCTTTGCCGCAATCTTAGCATCGGAACGGCTCAAGTCTCCTTCATCCCGAAGAAAACCCTCCCACTCCCTAACTGTGCGACCTTCCGCTTTCACAGCCTGAATTGTAGCCTGTGGGTTCATCGGGAAAGTCACGGCAGAAATCTCCATAAGATCAACCTCTTTCAAGCGTCTACGCTTGCCGCCTTGGTCATATGAATAACCCTTGCTATCGACCTTGTATCCAATGGACAGCCCGTCAATGGCTCCCATCTTCATTAACTCAAATACTTCTCGGCCTTTCTGTGTGCCAAGCGCCAATCGGCCTTTGACATACAAGCCTCGGTCATCCTCTTTAATGTTATCAAAAACACCTATGGGCTGTTTTGTGTCGTGCTGGTATAAAAGTTTTACACCCTTCGCTCCACGGCGGCGCAATGACTTCTTAAATGCGCCCATATCAACAACATCGTTGCCTAGGTCTTTATTTCCGAAGATAGATGCGTAGCCTTCAAACTCGCCCTTGTCTTCGTCATCTTCATCGTGATAGGCTTTGATTTCTGCAATCGTGTCTAGATAATTTGTATCAAGTTCATCTGACATTTTTGGCTCCATCTGTGTATTACAAACTGCCGCCCTTTGGCGATTGCTTGGGTATTCAGCAAGCATAGTATCATTGCTCATACAACGATCCATAAAATCTTTTTCGCTCTCACCAGATCTAGGTTTTGGTATTGGCATAATAAATCATACCATATCTTGATTTTCTTACAATAGTAAGTATTTTTTTTTCTCGCTCTTGTACGAACAATGCTGTATAAATAAATTATGACAGAATATGTTTATGTTTTAATGCTTTTTTCTAAAATGACAATAAACTCTGGTCAAGACTTAAATCTTATAGAGGCAGAGCTAAGGCTTGATCCTGTAAGTTGTATGATGCAAGCACAGGTAATAAACTCTGGTGCAACTGAAGATGATGCCAGAATTGCGGCTTGTATGCCAGTCTTATGGTTAGATGATAGAATTGATCCTGAAATAATAGAAAAAAGAAATTAATAATATCGGTTGATCTTATAAGAATAATTTAGTATTAGTATACTTGTCATTAACATTTTACAAGGAGTTACTCAATGACTATTCAAGATCACAATTTTCCTGTTGAAATACAAGATATACAAACTGTCTCTAATCTTAACATTCCCAATAATCTAGGTCGTGCTGTTGTAAGAACAGATACAAATGATGTTTTAGCAATTCACGGCAAAAGATATGAACTTATTTCACATGACGAAGTTGTATCATCAATAATGAATGCTGTATCTTTATCAAGCATTGCTGATGATTATGATTGCAATATTGACCTTTTTAATAATGGGGCAAGACTACGCGGTGAAATTCTATTCAATGATCTGGTTGCCGAACCAATTGCTGATGATCACATAAAATTTCGTATCTGCTTTTATAATTCATACGATGGCGCATGGTCTGTTCAATTGAAGGCAGACGCATTAAGATTATGGTGCCTAAATGGTTGCACAACCGCCGATCATGTTATGCACACATACCAAAGACACACCACTAAACTAGATGTTGATGGCTTTATTGCCCAGATACAGAATGGTGTTGAAACATTTTGGGATAACCAGCAAATGTGGGCTGACTACTCTACTACTAAAATTACAGATTTACAGGCCTTGAAGCTATTTGAGGCAACACTTTGCTATCAGAAATCATCTCATACAGCGCTTGAAAATGACACTGTAAATCAAAAGCAGAGAACAATTCTTTTTGGTCATTGGTGCGATTATCAAGACAAACTTGGCTCTAACCTTTGGGCTTTATATAATGCCGCTACGCATTGGTCTACGCATACGAATGATTACGCAAACCCATCAAATAAACGCAGAGAGCGTGAAAATATGGTGGCAAATATGCTTAAAAGCAATCAATGGGAATATCTGACCAGATAAACCCAAACAAATCAAATATTAAGCACCCTCAATTTTTTTTTGATTGGGGGTGTTTTTTTTCTTGATCTAATAAGAACAATTTGGTATTAGTATTATATTGATTATTTATTAAAGGATTACTCAAATGTTTACACAATTTTATATCAAGACCATTAACACCATGAAAACCTTTGAAGGCGAGGTCATGGATTTCGGTGAAGAATATGTAGATGTAGAAAAATCACTTGCACATGGCAAAATCTACGACACACTTAATTGTTTAAAAGCTACATCTTTTTCAACTGAATTTGCCGCAAAAAATGCTATATCATTTCTGCCAACTGTTAAAGAAAGTAAGCTTGGCACAATCTCTCATTCTTTTAAGATTGAGACTATCAATTTTGAATATGCCAACATGTCTGGTTACTCAGATGTAACGCCTTTTGAAATTGTCCGTGTTATTTCTGATACAACTATTGAAATCCGCGAAATGGATGCAGAAAAAGGCGAATGGCAACCAGCATTTATTTCTGGCGGTTTTGCTGGTCATTGTGTAAATCAAGATGAACAGATCTGGAATATTAAAAGTAATCAAGAAAAGCCCACCATTCGCGCAAGACGAAACAAAGATGGTTGGAAATCATCTTATGGACAACATTTTCTATCAACACAACCTTCAAAATTCCACGACTACAATTTCTAATTTATCAGGGGCGGTCAAAGCCGCCCCTTTTTTCATCTCAATTTATTATAGGAGAACTCAAATGGGATATACAAACTACTGGAAACAATACCGCGACTTTACTGGAACTGAATGGCTTATGATTTTAGATCAATACAGCTATCTCCGTGATACTTGCGAAGGTCACATCTTTGTAGATGAAACACAGCATGATGCCGAGATTGCCTTTAATGGCACAAAAGGTAACGATTGCGAAACATTCATTTTTGAGCAAACACCATTTGCAAATGCAAAAGAAAATGGGCGACCAGATGAATATTACAAATTTAATTTCTGCAAGACAAGACAAAATCCATACGACTTAGTTGTTTGGAATTTGCTGTCTTGGATAGCAAACAAATTTGGTGATGGCGTTATTACAATATCACGCGATCGGCATGATATGACTAAGCTTGACGTAATTGATGACCCTATTAAGGCCATCTACGAGTCAAGTATCTCGTCACCCTCTTCATAATAAACAATAACACATCTACAATTAATCGTGTTCTGGGGACCTCCACGGGGGTCTCCAGCATACGCTAGCCGCCTATCCTCTACTGCCCCGCCCTTAACGGGTGTCGGGATTATAAAGTCTTCCTCCATGCCAACCTCTTGACCATTTACCGCCCTGTGGTGCGCGCGTGTTCTGTCATCGTTTGTGCTGACCCAGCGTTTTTTAAGGTCAACACCTATTTCTTTAGCAACAGCATTGTTTGCGAATGATGCCGCACTGTGTGTTTCAGTTCTGGCTATAGTGATAGCCCTGCGTCTGCCAATCGTTGAAACCCTATTTTGGATAAGTCTTGAAATCTGGGCTGGTCCTAGATCATCACCTGTGCCATCAAGGATAGCTTTGCGTATTAATACAAGTGTTGTTGCATCAATAAGCTGGATACGACTTCCTACCTGCGTATTTATATATTCTTCTATATATCTTTCGTATGGTGATTGCTTTGCTCGTATTAATGTAAAGCGATCTACCATTGCAGTCATAATAGCACGCACACTTGGCAGAATTACATTAGTTAAATCTTGAGTTATTTGATTGCGGTTTATTGTTCGAAGTCCGCCATATTCGTATTGCTCTCCAGCCCTTGTGCCTATCCGATTGAATGCTGAAATAAGTTGCTGTGCAAGATTGCGCTCATAGCCATTACGGATACGGTTCTGCTCTGCAACCTCTCTGCGTGCCGATATAAGCCGACCACGCCTTTGCTTTCTAGCTGTTTTCATCTTTGACTAACACATAACTAAAAGTGCCAGAGATTGCATCTGACCCTGAGCTTACCACTGCCCTTATCTCAATATCAGATTTAGCTGGCATAGCAATCGGGACACCCAAAATGTATTGTGCAAAATTGTTGTGTAATGTCGTCACTGTCTGGGTTCTAAATACACCACTAAACTCACGCAACAAGAGTCTGGCTGTTGCGAATTTGTTTGCCGCCGTTGTGCCTGATGAAACTGTTACGTTAAAAATATACGCTGTGTGATTTCTTGGAACTGAATACACGCTTTGCAATGTCTGGTTTTCGCCAGCATCTATCTTTCCGTATTTATTTACTGGGACACCTGATGAAACTGTGCCTGTTCCTGCGTAAATATCGCCAGTTGGCTCGTCTGCAGTTACAAACATACGATTAACCCGCAAGAAACTATTTGACGTATTTACTGCGGTTTGACCTGTGATTGTTACGCTTTCAGATATTTCATCATAGTTTGCATTCAGCCCACTTATCGTAATTGTTGATGTATCGCCATCATCACTGCTTGATACCTTCAACACACTAGCTGATGACAAATAACTATAAATGCCGCCCTGTGACCAGACTGTCTCCTCATCTGTACCCACTGCGGGATTATAGCCAAACTTAAATGCTGGGCGGTGTCTTGCAATCATACCCTCATGGATTTGAATGCCATATTTTGCATCTATGGTCATTTTTTCTTATTGCTTTTCATTGGATGACCTTCGGGTAAAAGGTCAAGGTCAAACTTGCCTGACCTAAATCTGCCATTTCGCACTGCGTATAAAAATGCATTAATTCTAGCTTGCGCCCACTGGTCACTGCTCGTTACAGATGGACGTACTGAACCTGGGTTTGTATTGTATGCCCCCACTCCCCTACGAAAAACAGCTTCTAACATGCGCTGTGTGACGCGCTTGCCTTTCTTATCGCCATGTTCGTCATTATGGTCTTTGACCTTTTTAGCAATAGCTTTTTTGGCTCGCGCTGATACTGTGGCCTTGCTTTCAAATACACCATTTATGAGCGCATCTACTTCAAAGTTTTTATCACGCTCTCGGTTTAATTGATCAACCTTACGGCGCGCCCATGACTGACCGCTATCGCCGCCCCAAAGTAGCCATGCGACCTTACCAGCACTTGGATAGCCATCCTCGCCCTCACGAAAGCCCTCGGCTCTCTTGTCAACCTCATGCCTGCTGAAAAAGCTATGCATGCGCCTCACAGTGGACGGTGAGAGGTTTTCTCGTTTAACAAGCTGGTTTGCCCTAGCAACACCTACTGCTGTCCCTCCTCGCCCAAACTCTCGGCGCATCTCTAGCCCACGTTTCGCGGCATTTGCCATAGCTTCTGTCGGCTTCGTGTCAACATCAGCCTCCGCCTTTGGTGTTTCCAATTCATCGCCTGTAAGTCTCTCGTAGTCTGAATGACTGGCGCATGGCATATAGACTGTGCCGTTTTCTGTCTCGTGTGCATGTGTGCCACTACAACCTATCTGTTCAGCACGTTGTTCAGCTTCGCTTTCAGTTGTAAAAATATCTTTTTCGACCTCTCTTTTACCGCCGTAAATATCTTTAGCATCTTCGTCATCTGCATCCTCCGTGTTAGGTGCGCCCAATGGGAACAGGTTTGCCGCAATATAAACATCATCACCGCCTGTAATATCATCCAGCCCTAAACGCTGTCTGGCTTCGTTTCTGCTGATAATCCCCTCGCGGACTGCATTTATCACATTGTCGTAAATCCTGCGTCTGCGCTCTGCCATGGCTGGGATAGAGTCAATGTCGTATCTTATTTGGATATTCTCACCATATGCTGGTGCAAGCCACTCGTTTAAGTCGCTCTGCATCCGCATCATCAAAGGCACGATTGTGTCCTCGTACAGGGCTAGTCTTGCCTCTTGCACGTTTGCGTATGTCTGTGCGTCTGGGACACCAACCAACTGACTAGGAACACCAAAGCACAAAGCTATATCCCTCGCGCTCATGTTCTTCAATTCTAGGAAATCCATGTCTTTTGGTGTCAAACCCATCTCTTTCCAATCGAAATCACCCTCAAGCAACATCGCTCGGCCTGAATTATCTGGGCCGCTAAACCTCGCATTGAGGTCTGTGTGTAGCTGTTGCCTTTGTGACTCTGATAACTGAACAGGCATTCCTGCATCATCTTTAGGCTTAAATACGATAGCCCCTGATGGTCTTGCGCCGTTGTTAAGTAGATTGACGTTATGTCGTGCCGCAAGGTTGTGCTGATCAATATCAACAGCCGCCGCGCTAATTGGTGAAAGCCCATAGTAATCATCTAATGGGTTCCAAAGTTTAAGGTGTTTAACTTCTGATGCGCCTGTCTCTTGGTCAACATCATACTGAGCCGCTACCTGCCCATTAATCTTGTACTGGTAATTCTTGGGTATCTGCGTCTTGCTTGGCGTAATTGTCATGCGGTCTGGACGTAAGATGTGTAACTCACTTGGCTTACCATTTACATCCGAGCGCAATGCGTAGGAGTTTCCGTCCAAAAGCAGATATGAATACAGGGCTTGGAAATATTCTGAACCCGCCATCTGTGCGTTTGGCCTTTTAAGCAACATCTCAAGCGGATGGTTTTCAATCTGTGTGTCCCCATCGAACACCTGAAACTTTACTGCACTAGCTCCGTTGGCAATCTCATTGATACACCGATAAACAATCGCATTCTGTTGATAGCCCTCTTGGGACAGACGTTGATAGGTGTATTTGCTTTGATTGTATGCCGTTACCCCCTGATACATGACCATTGGAAACTCTTTACGCTCAAGGTTTGGCGGACTGATAAAGCTTGCTAGTCGCTGTCTAAATGTCGGCATTAGCTAATTCTCCAAGTAGCCTGTCCGTCTGAACGGCTCAACTCTGTTAATGCCCAAACTAGAGCATCTAATCTATCAGGTGATTTGCCATCACCGATATAAAAACACATTTGTTCCTCTAGCTTAGCAAATATTCCAACGTGTGACACCTTTTTTTGTTCATATAGTGCGGCAATAGGTTCTGCACGTATCATTTTGCCTCGTGTTGCTCTTACTGAACGTATTGGCACATTCTTATCAATTGTAGCAAGTAGCTTTTCTACAAGATCACCGCCATTGTTAACCTCGACAACAATTCTGTCTGCTTCATATTTATAATAGGCTCTTATAGCCTCGCGCATCCAGCCATCTGGTGTATTTTTCTGAGAAATATCTTCTATTATATAAAAGCGATTATCAATCCCACGACCTGCCACAATAATACCTGTTTCGTCTGAATGCTCATTGTTTGTTACAGCGGGATCAACTGCGACAACAATTCTTGCAAATTCTGGTATATCATTTTCATTGATACGCAGTGCATCTATTTGATCATTTGACCAAAGCGCACCCTCTACTTCGTCAACAATTTCCGCATAAAGTTCTTGGCGGCCTAATGTTGTACCGCCATATTTTTCTTCTAGTGCGGCAAGTGCTGAGGGAGCCAAGTTTGCGGCATTATCAAATGTACTTCCTCTAGTTACAATTACATCGGGTTTATCAATCAAGCTTTTAAGCAACTTAGTAGGCTTTGGCGTTGTTGTGATAACGCATTGTGGTTTTTCTCCCAGCCTTAAGCCAAAAAGTAACTGATCAAATGTCTCAGGATACCGCCATGCCGCTAATTCGTCACACCATGCCCTGTGAAACTGTGGTCCACGTAACCGATCTGGCTCTGTGGCACTAAAACCTATGATCTTTGATCCATTCTTTAAACGTATTTCTTGATTGCTTGCATTAAACCCTTGACCTCTGCCATCAACCAAGCACTCTCTTGGTATTAACGACATGATGCCTGAAACACCACCAAATGCCACTCTTTTCAGATCACCAAATGTAGGTGTAATTACCGCACAATTAACGCCATCATTTTCAAGCGCATAGGTAATTATGTCTTGTGCGCCTGTACGTGTCTTACCCCAGCCTCTGCCAGCTAATATGAGCCATATATTCCAATCACCAGTTGGTGTAATTTGTAAATCACGCGCTTGCGTTTCCCATTCACTAATGGACTGTAGTGTGGCTCTGTGCTCGTTCTTCCCGCATTGCTCGTAATTGTTGTAAAGCTCGCTTAAACGCTTCGTCTCCGTCAACATTGATTGTTCCTTTGTGGATTTCTGATGCTTCACCTAATGCCAACTTACCAAGCTTTTGCCCATTCAGTGCGATCAGGCTTAAATCTTTAATTTGGTAGATATCAAGTGCTACTGTATTGCCATCCCCACTTAGTGCCGCCAGATTTGCTTGCAATCGTCTGCCAACTTCACTGATCATGCCATTTGCAATTGTTAAGCAATTTTTATCAAACTGACTTGCTTGTTCTGCCAATTTATTAACCTTTTTTTCAGAAATCTTTTTTGTAAGTTGATCTTGAAATTCTTGGCGTTTATTTAGCCAATCGCCTTCTCTTGCCCATCTACTGATTGTATTTGCGGTTGTCCCATGATTGCGTGACAGCTCTCGCATACTAGGATAGTTACGAATGCCATCATCATCGGCTACACCCTGAATATACTCCTGCCTAATCTGCTCTCGTATTTTGCCTGTATCTCTATTTGCCATTGCTCTATGTCCAAATTACATAATTAATATGTATTTAATCAGATTTAACTCTTTTGACAAGCTTCTGCCCATAATCATTTTTTCCTAACATTGCTTCGTAGTCTTTTTTTCTTCTCAGTTTCATCTTTTGGAACGGCATATAATTAACCCTGTGGTGCCATCTACCAAACTTTTTTACCAACTTGCTCACATCAGGATGCACTTGTACTTGCATACGTGACTTTTCAAGAGTTCCCTCTTTGAAATAAAATTCGTCACTATTGCCACCTTTGAGTGCTTGTGTAACAATTTTCTGTTGAGCAAATGCATAGAACTGAATTGTACACCAACCCGCCTTCATCATATCAAGTGACAATATTGTATCTTCGTTATATCTGCCTCTCCATCTAAACGGCAAATCATTACGGATGAAGTTACAACTGTATATTCTTGTATTTGTTATAAAGGGAGGCATATCTATCTCTGGATCACGAAAACAGAACATTCCATACACTGGTCCGCCCATTCCTATATTCTCATACCTCAAAATAAAATCTTCTTGGGCTTTCCAGAATGATGCGGTTTTACATCTAATTCGCCTACGATTATTTGTCCTGATGAAATACTGTATGTTGTCATCCATAACCCAATGCCAATCGTAGCCATTTTTCATGCTATGATCCCATGCAAAGTTACGTGCGGGACCTGGTCCTGAGCTTTTACTAGTGCCTAGATCATCGCAGTGTTCGTATTTATCCTTATAACTTAAATCAAGCTTTAGAATACTTGCATATTCAAGATTACGATGTGCCTTATATAATTTCACTTCTTGCGGCTCTACGATAATGTAATGCTTTACCTTCATCTCGCATAATGCATCCGAAGTTAGACACACATCCGCCCTGCCTTTAGAGGGTATGTATATTGGAAAGTTTGGGTGATTATTCGTCAGTATACTCATAATCTGAATTATTCTGTGGTATATATTTGGGGAAATAAACTGTTTTGGTTTTTTCTGTTACTGTCTGCCCTTCAAGCAAACGCTCAAAATCTTTTAAGTCTTTTTCAGTATGAAAGTGTACCCATAATCTACGAAAGACTGTTGGTTCGTCATCGTATTCTGGCATGCCTTCCCATTCTGCCCATGCGTCTGTTTTTTCTTCATCAATATCTAGCTTTAGACTTTCTAGCTCTATTGGCTCAAAACCAGTAAATGATAGATCGAACTGATGTAATTGTAACTGCTCGAACTCATCACGCAGTAAAGTAAAATCCCATGATGCATCTAGTGCTATACGATTGTCTGCTAAAACATATGCTTTTTTTTGTGCTTCAGTTAAATGTTCTGCTTTGATTGTTGGCAATTTATCTATCTTTAATTTTTTTGCCGCCAATACACGACCATGCCCTGCAATGATGCCCTTTTTACCATCAATAATTATGGGATTTAAAAAGCCAAATTCTGTTATTGATTTTGCAATTTTATCAATTTGTTCAGCACTATGCACTCGGCTATTTGTTGCATAAGGAACTAGTTTTTTTGTATCAATGTATTCAAATGAAATATTTTGCATAAGACCTATTCGCTGTGTTTACAGTTGTTATGGGACGAGCGCAATAAAATCACGCCCGCCCCTCCGAACAAGGAATATATTTTATAACACTATTCGGCATCTGTGACAACTTCCTGATAAGACCTTGTTGTAGTATTATAGGTAAAGAAACACTCGCCGATATTACCATATACGTCCTGCTCTCTAACCTTTCGCATAATCACTCGTGTTTCGTTGCTTTCAAAATCTCTATGCACGACCATGCCAACATCTGCCATATTGTTCCAATGTGCTGACCCTGCTATCTGATACAGATCTGGCGCAGGAATTATGCCTTCGTCTGTTCTATAGAGTTTGTGAGGATGTGCCACCATCCATACAGTCGTATTATAATACTGACCAAATCGTTGGCATTTAGCAATCAGGTCACGAATATGTTCATCTTCACGTTTACCGCCATCTCTGGTTGCATCGATTTTATTGAATGGGTCTATTACTAGACCGTCTAAGCCGTAACGCAAATTTATCTGTTTGGCTCGGTCAAGTATATAGTCTATTGTTGGTATTTCATCGCTACTCTCTATAAAATGAAAATGATCATTAAGCCAATCTACACCTTGCCTTAGCTCTGCCTCACTCATTCTTGATGTTGGGCCATGCTCAAATGGCTTACGCAATCTTTTTTCAAGAAGTCGCCGCAAATGTTGTTGAGTAGAATGTTCAGGGCTAAATACACCAATTTTCCAAAAATGATCCTCTGCCATATTAACTATAAGTTGATCAAGGAAGTTTGATTTACCATGGTTAGGAACACCAGTAATCACATGAAATGTAGCAGGCATAATCTTGTAGATTTTATCAAGTTCGGGAAAGCCTGTTGATAGTGGCTTTGCTGTCCTGCCGTAATAAAGATCAAGAACACCGCCGAGATATTGCTGTGCGGTAAATACACCATCAATCGGGTTTGGCTTTGCGGCATCTATGCATTCTTTGACTACCTCCTTGCCATGTGTCATCAAGGTTTCGTTAGCATCTTTGCAAGTCACATCATGCATATCAGGCCATTCTACCCGCCAACATATATCCTTGCCAAATCTGTGCTGTAATTCATCGGCAAGGGCTTGCCCTGCATCATCCATATCTACCGCTATAATTATCTTAGTTGCCTTATGCCCCTCAAGGTTTGCGAGTATCTCAAAGCGTTTGTCATGCTCTCGGTACTCTGCTTTTGTAGGTGCGCCATCTGGCAGGCTAATAACATTTGAAAAGCCGCATTCGTATAACGAAAGAACGTCCATCTCGCCTTCAACTATTATCAATGCGTCCTGTTCCAATAGGTCAAGCGTCTCTGCCATATAGAATTGTTTTCTGGCATCTTTTTCTTGGCGGAACTTTTTATCTGCTGTACGATATTTGATATTATAAAGTTCACCATCGTGGCGATATGGAAAAGCTATGCAGGCTTCCTCGCCTTCTCCAAAATACATCTTGGTTTTGTAAATACCAAAGGCATCTACTGTTTTCTTTGATATACTGCGCTTGCTAAACCATGTGTAGAATTTGTCGTCACGCTCTTGATTGTCAGGTAAACTTATCTTGCGTATCCGTTTAGGGCTTGGGCTAAAACCTACCCCTGCAATATTGCCTGACCATCCACAATTGTGGCATTTCCAAACAGCGCCGCCATTTTGATCAATCTTTACTGACAAGCAAAGGTCTTTTTTATTTCTTCTAGTATGAGAACATTGTGGGCATGTTGTCTTATGGTTACCTGCGCTATTTGAATTAATCTTTATTCCTTGTTCGTAAAGTGTCATCCTGCAATCCTATTTCTATTTGTTTTCTGTTTTGGTTCTTCAAGTATATCAAAATACCTTTCCTGATTTAACCACGTAGATGCGTGAGGTATAAATTTTGGATCTGTATTTTTTTGTGATGATGCAAATTGCTTTGTTAACTTAATTAATTGTTGCTCTGATATTTTATTTATTGCTTTTTTGTATTTAGCAAAAGCATCCTTCTTTGATGTATTTGGTCTGCGCGGATATGCAGTCCAAAAATCATTAAAGCCTATAGTATATTCTGATTGGTTAATATGATTGGTTATATGCCCTATTGATTTTGAC